CGTGCGAATCAACCGACGAACGAACGTGCGAATCAACCGACGAACCAACAGATTTCCAACAAATGATTAATTCGTGGAAAGATCGTGGATTGTATTCGGGGGGACGATTGGAATTCTCTGTTTGGGCAATTGCTGTTGCGATGGGTGTATTTGGTGGGTTACACTTACTGGGACAGGGACACCCTATTATAGGGGGTATTGTTATTGGATTTTCGTGGGGCCAATGTGGGTTCATCCAGCACCATGCGGGCCATTTGGCTTTCTCTGGTAATCCTCGTATAGATTTTTTGATTCAGTCCCTATACGAATCATTTGCAAAAGGAGGGTCTGGCCGATGGTGGCGAAATAGGCACAATAAACACCACGCAATGCCCAATTCAATAGAGCATGATGGTGATTTACGAACAACTCCATTCTTTGCGTGGGATGATGTATTGATCAAGAAAGTCCCTACTGTGTTATTACGTATCCAACATCTCTTGTTTATACCAATGCTTGCCATATATGTACCCGTATTGGCAACATCTGTATTTGGATTTGTGATTCGTCGTAGATACTGGGATGAATTGGGGTTAATGGTTATGCATTTCTGGATGGTTTCGCAATTTTGTACGAATATACAGAGTCTTCTCATATTCTATTTCATTGGCTATTCTATCCAGGGCATCTATTTGGGGTGTATGTTCGGGCTATCTCACTATACAATGCCACGTATTGAGACAAGTGACAATCATGATTGGGCATCGTGGCAGTATATGACAACTTGTAATTGGGGGGTAGGAAGTCGGTTCGCTGAATATTTCAGTGGCTTCTTAAATCTTCAGATCGAGCACCATATTGCGACGAAGATGCCTCCTGAGAATTACAATTTGATTGTTGATGATATGCGCTCGTATGCGAAACGAAATAAGTTGCCTTATATGGAAATATCATTCTGTCAGGCAATGTGTGATATGATTGGTGGGTTGCGTACTACTGGTCGTCGCGAATATGCACGTAGGATTTCCAATAAAAATGTATAAATTTGAATAATCGTTTGAATAATCGTTTGAATCATCGGTATATTATTAGATTCCAAATCGGACCCTAATAATATGTTCTATCGTTACTATCGTTACTATCGTTACTATCGTTACTATCGTTACATAAAGAATGATGTAATTGCAGTCCTTCCCGCCGCCCTATTGTTGGTTATACGTAGTGAAGGCCCGAATAACAACGATTCCACTTCTCTCATCCGCAACCTATCCACTTTGGCACGTCGTTTATCTGGATCATCCAATGCATCTTCTGCTACACGAATTATTTGTGCGAACCGTTGTTTTTTCCGTTCGAATCCCGGTAATTCTTCTAGTACCAATCCAAATAGTTGTGATAGAGGTTTTGCCAACTGGTTCGATATATAGTGTCCGTAATCAATTGTCATACCCGCTTCTTTGATATATTCGGGTGTTTCAATTCGATCTCCTTGGAGAGCCGCTTTATTCGAGTTTGTTACGTATGCAAAATCAATTCGATCACCTGCAGTTGGTTCCGAACCAGGTGCACGCATAGCAATCCTGTCCGCCAGAACTTTATGTGCAATTTGACCAGGACATTTATAGAATCCACGAAGGGATTTTGAAATCAGTAATTTCTTTATATCAACTTTTCCTGCCACAAGATCACCGAGATTCTTCTGAACGAACTCGAATGCTTCACGGACTCCCGTCGCTTCGCCTCGCATAATAATATCAACAACCCCTCCGTAGAATTCTTTAACAATTCCCGCATTATCACGACGTTTCAGAACCAATCCCATTGATTTCCTGTACCCCTTGTTTACATCCGTTTCATATAGCATTCCTACATACCGTTTCTTGGACAGTAGACAAAATGGCATGAATGTCTTTTCGTATTCGAGTGTGTGTGGTCGTTTCAGCATTGCCGATGCAATTCGTTCTACTTCTATTCCCAGATAAATCGTAATGGCCAGCGCTTCTTTGCCAATAATGGGTGTTCCATCGAGTCGTTCGAGATTGAAGCATGCAAACACTGAATCTGTATCTCCGTATACAACTTCGCATCGGGTCCGAACTGACGTCAATTCCGTTTCGGGAATTTTCGTCGGGTCAATATCACAAACGCGATCTCCGTAAATGTCGTTAATCAATCGTTCTGCATAACCGAGTAGTTTACGACCCATTGCCGTTGTCGACGCGGCACAATCTTGTTCTGCAAATTTCGATGTCGATGCGCCCGTCTGACCGTAAATCGAATTGGCAGTTACTTTGATACTGAGTTGTCGTTTATCTAGAATATTTTTCATGAATGGATTTGTTTCCGTCTTGATACGCTTTCTTGTATCTTTCCTCGCCTGTAATAGTTCCTTCAAAATGGCTGGTAAAACTGCCGCCGTCCCATCGCGTTTCTGTGCGAATCTACATACTTTATACCCCGTATGTGTCTTGATCGCCGCTGCCTTTTCTGTCTTGCGAATATAGCGATATATATTGAAATCAATATCGACATATCTGTATTCGGGTAAATTGTCATACGTATCCATTTCACCTGTTGTATTGATTAACTTCCACGACAGGTCGTATTCTTTGGTCCACACTTTTGAATCATGACTGATATTTTCTGAAATCATTGATGATGGATATAGTGACGAGTAGTCTACGCAAAAGACTGGTTTATCTAGATAAATACCTGTTTTGGGTTCTAGTACAACCGCTCCTTCGTATCCCCCTCCACTGAAATCGCGTTCTATGTCGGGGATAAGCGTCTTCTTCTCTAGACATTTCGATGCAACGTATGATTGGAGTTTGATTCCTTGTCCTCTTTGAACAAGGAAATCAATCGGTACTTTACACAGACGCGACATTTCTGACAAATTGTTCATTACATCGGTTTTGTTGACGAGTTGGTGTAGGAGATTACAATCCTGAATACAATATTTGGCAACAATAGACCGATCTGCATTTGTTCCATTGGTGAGACGGAAAATATCTTTGTGGTCAATGTCATCTTTACCGAGACACCATCGAACAGATGTGTTCATATTTGGTTCGACCGCTCCAATGACTTCGAATGTTCCCGCCGCGCGATCGATATCAACCACTTCGAATTTCTGACCATTTGCATAGTCCTCTGTTGTATGCGAGACCTCTTCGAATCTAACAAACGATCCAATATCAATTCCCGCCAAATTTTTGGATGTAACTACGGTTTTATCCGTCACAGTGGAATCTTCATCTTCTTCTTCGAATCGCTCCAGTGATTTGACCGAATCCCCAATATAGTGTGCGGATACAGCGTCCAATTTGTATGAAGCGAGGTTTTCTTCTCGGCGGTAATAATTCAATAAATCCAATTGGACGCGTCCTGGAATAGCGACAAATGCGAGATCGAATTGACCCGCTGCGAGAACCGAAGTTTTGATAGTAAGAGGATACGATGTAATCGCTGGCGCAACAGGGAGTCTATCAGCTTCACCTGAATTTTCCAAACCAGCCGATTCGCCCAATTCATCATCCGATCCATCATCCGATTCATCATCCGACCCATCATCCGATCCATCATCCGATCCATTTGTCTTCTCATCTGGTCCGTTCCACTTTGGTGGTGGAATACATATCCCGTCGGATCCTTTCCGAAATGCTAATTGTAGAAATTGTTCTAAGCATCCGAGTTCAGAAGCGCGTGAGTGGAGAAACCGCCAATCAAAACCAAATCCATTGTACGATATAATAATATTTGGATTTGTTTTCCGAATCAATTGTGTGAACCCTAATAATAATGCCTTTTCCTCCTTATCTGGATTCGTGTGAATAAACCGTGTTACAGTGTTTGGTACCGCTTCATCATTTGGTCCAGTTGTATCTGGAATCTGATCGCAGTCACCCGCGATTAAACATATATTGGAATTCGATTTTGATTCTCCGTATCGCATAAATGTCACTCCCACCATCGTACACCGATCTCCTTGTATTTCAGGAAACACCGCATCAAGGTATATTGTAATTATATCATACCGCTCTTGTCTCGAGAATTCGACTGATTCACTGTCTCCAATGAGTCTTGATGGTGATTTTGGTCCACTTCGTCCTCGTTTGATGAATCGGTCAATCATACGTTGAACCGCCTCGGATCCGATATTTGGTAATTTCCCTTTAATGTATTTCGGGTATACGCGAGATATTCCTTGTACTTCGGAGTGTCCAAACGCAGCATTGATACATTCTGTAATAAACTCCTCTGGAGTCATTCCCGCGTCCACACCGAATGCGGCCCACGTATCCAATAATTCGCCAGCCAATTTCGTATACCGTTTAATTGGGAGAGGAAAGTCGCCGTGGGAAGACGACGCCTCAATATCAAACGACGCGATATTATATGGAACAGAATCTTCCTTATCTGGGAGAGGTGTGATTGAATCGTACGAAACAACAAATTCGTAATCACACGATGTGATCTTCTCTGATTTTCCAATTGTGCGTAATAGGCGGCGATGTGTTGGTAGTCGAACCCATCCTGATGGAGATATACCCGTAATATGAAACATCCGCAGCAATGGTGGGACCGACGATTCGTATATTTTTGTCTGATAATTATTGGATTCAAATCCGTTGCGATTCATTCTTGTCTCTTTTTTTCCGCGATATTCGTGTTGATAGAACCATAATTTCTTCGCTTTGTTTAGTGCTTTCACGGATGTGAATCGGATCCATAAGAATTTATGCATTTTATCTGCATCGAACCCGTACAGACTTTTTTTACGAACATATTGTGTGTCAACAAGTGAATCCTTGTAGTATGACCCTAACTGGGCAACAATATCACGTGTGAAGCGAGCCCGTTCCTTCTCTCCCCAATCATCCCCTACCTGAACATAAAAGTCTGGTTTATATCCTGTGATAACAATGTATGCTGATTTTCCATTTTGATCTAGACCATATGCCTCGACGGTAAATTGGTCCGTATCCCCAAACTTATGCTTTTTTGGTTTCTGATCATCGTCCGCATTGGGTTCGCCGTTATCATCTTCGTCATCATCATTTCTATCATATGGATTCGATTGGATGTATGGAATACTGAAATCATACAATCGAAATTCTGCTGGTTTCTTGATACGTATTTGTTTAGTGGGTTGTTGTTCTGTCATTTGTTCTGTCATTTGTTCTGTCATTTTGTTTTATATTTGGTACATTGGATCGTCGACGATCAAATAAATCAATTTTGACAGTATTAGAATATATTCCATATATGTATATAGGATATTATTGTATAAGGATAAGGGCTCATTATATATAATGAACGGAAGAATTTTAACATGGAAACTTAGTAACACAATAACCAATTTGCCAAGAATTGTATCGGCTGCTGGATGTTGGTTGACGGGCGATAATAATAAGCGGTATTTTGATTTAACTAGTCAAGCAGTTTGTTGTAATTTGGGATATACTGTACCGACAAAAACTGTCAAACGAATATCCGACCAATTAACCACTTTACCATTTATATATGGCAGTCTCGCATCTACTCCAGTTGTAGAGGAATTAGTTGATTTAGTCAATCAAATTACCCCTAAGCACATGTCGGGATTTTTATTCCCGTCTAGTGGATCGGAGGCTAACGAAGCAGCGATACGAATGGCTCGATTGTATACGGGTAAAGAGACGATTATTTCTGTAGGAATGTCGTATCACGGAGGAACACATATGTCTTTGGCCACGGGTGCAGATGGAAGAAGAAATTTTCTTGGAAAAACTGGAAATAAAGTAGATTCTGTGGTTCTTGATCATTCCCAATTGTCTATCGATGAAATTTGTGACTATTTAGAAACAAACGGCGATACAATCGCAGCATTTATTTTTGAACCGATTATTGGTAGTGGAGGTGTTCATAAACATACAAATGAATGGATGAAGCGTGTATATGAAACGTGTAAACGAAAAAATATCCAAATCATCGCCGATGAAGTGATGGCTGGATTTGGTCGGACGGGTAGATTATGGTCGCATGAATTATACGGTGATTTTTTAAAACCAGATTTAATGACATTTGCAAAGGGTTTTACTGGTGCGATGATGCCAATGTCAGGTGTTGCATCATCAAATACATTACATAAGTACTTCCAAACGAATTCGATTGGGTATGGGTCGACGTATCAAGCTCATCCAATGGCGGCGGTAATGGCAATTGAAACAATAAACAGAATCCGTTCCGAACGAGTTATTAATAATGTGAATACACTTGAACCTGTTTTACGTCATCATATGAACGAATTATCTAAAATGCCATTATTTAAGTCCAATTTTAGATTGCATGGTTTTTTCGGATGTATGGAAATCGCCCACACTGATAATGGAGAAGAAAATCAAGGTATTATAACATCGTTTTCCAATAATATGCAGCGTAATGGTATTATACACATGTTCCGTCCCCCATTATTTCATATCGCGCCTCCATTGGTCACAACAAAGGATGATTTAGATATAGTATTTGATCGAATAAAATTATCCGCGATCGATACGATGTCACAATATAATATTTCATAATAACATCATATTCGTATAAAAAAATATGTAAGGATATATTTATAATTATATTGTAAGAATAATGTGTAGATGGGTGATGTATATACGCGACATAAATAAATTCAATTCAATTGATTATAATCTTTTATTATTCGGTCGTAAGTCTCTCTTCTCTCAAGTATTTCATTGTGAAAGTCAACGAATGCCCCAAAACCCCGATGGGTTTGGTGTTGCATTGGTGACACATTCGAGTAATACGGTTGATACCCATGTATATAAATCAATGTCAATTCCATCTGTGGATCCTAATATCCGTTCTTGGATTGCGCTCGCACAATCGCTTGATATACGTGTTTGTATGGCACATATCCGCGCGACCAGTTTTCACGGTTTACCGAATTCCGTTCATCATTTGCATCCGTTCAAAACTATTATTGATGATACCCGTACGTTGATTTTAATGATGAATGGGGAAATTTATAATTTATGTGATTCGATAAATAATGACATATTATCCATTACCGATACAATGATATATACATCTCTCTTGGCCGACATTATTCGCAATACTCCGTCGAAGAATTTAGGCGAACAACTTAACGAATCATATGATGTCATACTTGGTCGCGGTCATAATTTTTCATTTACAATTTCGGTTGCGATTATTGACCGAAATAAACGTACTGTCCAATACCATATAGATCGTGTTGTATCCAACGAATATACGTTGGCTACACACGGAGTCCCTACATTATATCAATGTGGGGATTACTATGCGTCCGAACCATTGGATGATAATTTAGAACAGTGGATTCTAGTTCCATCGCGAACAATCAGATGAGTCGTCGATGTAGTATATTTGAATATAATTTCAGTTTTTATATTCCCATATTTCCCCACATATTTTTGTATTTTTCGTATTTTTCCATAATTGATTCGTCGGATGTTTTGTTGGATGTTTTGTTGGATGTTTTGTTGGATGTTTTGTTGGATGTTTTGTTGGATGTTTTGTTGGATGTTTTGTTGGACGTTTCATCCGACGGTTCGATACATGATACAAATGTTGTTTCTACTGATTGTTCTATCGATTTCATTGTCGAATTAATTAATAATTTAATTGCATTTAGTATTGACGATGATGTGTCAAACTCATTGTTTACCATTTTATCAAACATTTCGAAAAAATCCGAATTGGATTTGAATGACTTGAACGCTTCGTGTTTTCCTGCCAAAACAATATGTACCTTTTCCTGCCAATTATAATCCGAATCGGGGTCTTTAAATTCTTCGATGATCTTACTACTCAATACAGCCGATGTGTCGTCTTCTCCTAAAATTATATATGCACCCATATTTTTCAAATTATTTAGTAGCATGATATCATCATCCAACTTGTTTTCTGTTTGCCACAACCCCGCTTGTACTAGTTGACGCATATTCACTAAATCGAAACGGGAATTTAATATATTCCCGTTATCCCATAGATCGGATGCAGGCAATCCAAGTTCAAATGGAACCCAAAAATTATTAGCAATAAACGAAGGGAACAAATCCGCCTGTAAAATTTTCAAAAAAATACTTGAAGTTTGTAAGTATGGCATCAGAAGAATAGGTGGTTGTAGATTAGTTTCATTATTAGGATCATTCATATACCTATAAGTCAACAATCCTCCCATTGAATGACCAATTATCCGATCGAATGGTTTTCCACTTTCGATGTTACCATTTTCAATCACTTCAACCAATCGATTATATATATCTTCAAATTGTTCATTCGGTGTATATTCAAACCACTGTACTTTGATTTTATCACGACATCCTA